GCTAACGCATCACTTCCTAGTACAATATAGTGCTTGGAAAATAGGTCATATAGGTTGATTTACCTTATATGCCGTTCTTGGTGATGATTTAGTTATAGCTAACAAAGCTGTAGCAATGAAGTATCTCGAACTGTGTGAGGATATTGGTTTAGGAGTTAATCTCTCTAAATCACTATCTTCTCGTCGAGGTACGGCTTTAGAGTTTGCTAAGCGGACTTTCCACTTGGGAAAGGACGTGACTCCGGTTACGCTTAAAAATCACTTTTTAGCGCGTACCTCAATTCCTGCCATGATAGATTTTGTTTTGAGTTATAACTTAACTCTGAAACAATTTCTTGTTTGGTCTGGTTTTGGGTTTAGAGCTCTCGCTCTAAAGGACCTAGATTTCTCTGTATTGAGAAAGATGGGCCATCACCGGTTAGCAGATCAAATATTTTTATTTGTCTTTACTAAAGCCATAATTGCTGGTGCGTCAATAGAGGAGACTCTATTGCTTAAAAGTGCCAATAGTTCCTACCTTGCTAATCCAAAATTAGTCTTAAAGGATTTGGACCTATGGAATTCTGACGATCTCGATTTGGGAGGACCATATATTTCTAAACCATGGCAGAAACTTCTTTCGAAGTGCTATGCTTGAATATATGAGTATAATACCGTCTATGGTATTGATACTGGTAACCTCTTGAATGTCATCGCCGAATCACTCGCACAGGAGCTGGGTTTATCTACTGACGACCCTCTATTAGAGGAGTTAGAAGATTGTTTAGCTGACATTGTCGCTAAACCCCTTCTTGCGGAAGCAGGTAAAGATCTAGATACTATTAAATCCATAATAGACGGTCTAGTAAATACACCTATTGAAAACAGAACAATAGAACTGTATTTAGAGTTTGAAACAAATTTCGGACAGGTTTTAAACCTTAAGAAATTTTATAAGGCCCCTAAGGACCCTGTGACAAACTTATCACCTGTGAAATACTTAGTATTTCATCGCAAGTTGGTAACCCTTATAGAAGCTAGAAGAAATAGTTTGTAACGTATTATATTATTATATCTATTTAAACGTCTGCCCGTTATGTCAAAGTGACCTCTAACAATTTGTGGCATAGTAGTTTAAATATCAATATAATTGTAATCACTATTTCTTACATCTAGATAACCTAGAAAATCTTATAACTTCGTAAGTTATAAGACACCGATAGTATCTTTTAGTTAGTTACTAAAAGATGAGATTGTAGTTATTGGTACATGTATCTAATCATTAGGATTCATACTTCGTTTAAGCAGTGCTGGGTTTACCCATGCTCTTAGCTCTTAAACCAAGTAATCCTCTGTAGGAATTAGAATCAAATACATTACTAACTACTACGGTCTCTGATAGAGATTCAAAATGTTCGTTTAAATAATCGAGTTTTACTTTGTAGATTATATATTTATACATCCGCCCTTTAGGGTTTATTAATTTATTAATGGGATGTTAATACACCTCTTAACAATGTGTGATAAAAGGATCTACTTGTATTAATCATATATCTAGCTATCCGCCCCTTGGGGTTTGTTAATTTATTAACAGGATAGTAACACACCTCTTAACAATGTGTGATGAAAAGATTAATACTTTACTTTAGTTTAATAGATACAATTTCCAAGTGGAATCCGCGGCTCCTGTACGACTTATGATAGAGTCTGAAATCTTAATTGATGACAGTCTATGGTAAGTTTAAGCAGGGGAGGCCAGGACCAGGAAACCTGATGTAGGGTGATAAAGTTCTTTCTTAGAAGAGTTAAGTAAATTAATGTCCATTTAATTGGATTATTCTACCTTAGCCGACTATCGAAGACGGTCTTTATCTTTACACTATTTATTAAATTAAAGTAAACGTAAAACTATAGAACGATTATTTGTTAAATATATCTTATTGTGTAAGTCAGCAAATAAAATTCCTATATTTATAGGTAACTGCAACAACAGATATAAAAGAACGATAAAATTTTGAATGGCATCTGAGCCCCGTACCATAATTGAAATCTTACTTCCCCTGCGAAGGAAGTGAGTAGCATGATTATGGATAAG